ACGGACGGGGATGTCCTGGCGCTCGATGGCCAGGCCCTCCAGGTCGACCACGACCGGATGCGGGAAGCCGGCGATCCGCATCAGCCCGCCGGTGTAGGCGACCATGCGGAAGCGCGGCATCTTCTTCTCGGGATCGTCCGCTGCCTCGACGGTCAGCGGGCATCGGAAGCTGATGTACTCCGAGAACTCAGGCTGCCTGGTCTTGCTCGACATCCGTGTCGACCTCCTCGTCTTCGTCTTCCGTGGGTTGGGGTGCGGCCGTGGCCGTGGTCAGGCCTAACTCTGTCATCAGCGCACGTTCCTTCGCGCGTTGGCGGAGTTCGGTTTCCCAGTCGCGGCCTTGGCGGGCGTACTCGATGGCGAGCGTGGTGGTGTTGCTGGTCAGGCGGGTCGCCTGGGCGTTGGCTTCCTTGGCCGGGTCAACGTGTTCGGTGCCGTCGAAGAACCACTGATGCGGCACACTTCGCATTGAGCGAAGTGAGGACAGCTCCGACGTGAGCATGGCCTCGTCGATCCAGGCGGCGAAGATGCGGTCGAGCACTGCCTCAGCCAGGTGGGCCTGCTCGACGCGGATCGACTTGTAGTAGGTCTGGTGGTCGAGACGCCCCGAGGCGTAGTTGTAGCCTGACGAATTGCAGGCGGCGATGTTGTACGGCAGGTTCAGGCAGCGGGCGATCTCGTTGAGAATCTCCCGCTTGAACTCGCCATAGCCGGTGGCCGGTTGCTGCGCTTCGACCTGCCCCAAACGCCATCCATCCGGCAGCACCGTGGCCATGCGCTTCTCAAGCTCGACCACGTCCATCGGTTCGAGGGCCTGAGCCTCACCGTTGGCTGGCGCATCAGTGAACAACACGGCTGCGAAGTCGGCGGCGGTTTCGGCGGCGGCGATGACTGCCAGCGTGTAGCGCCGTAGCTGCGCGAACAGCGGCAGCGCAGGCGTGATCTCCGGGATGCCTCGGTGCTGGCCGGGCCTGTCGGCCCGGAACCAGTGGACCACCGCGTCGGCGGGCACCAGGTCGTATTGCGTCTTCCACGCGGCCAGGTCGCCGGGGTGCTGACGCAGGATGGTGTACGTCTGCGGGTTGCCCCAGGCGTCAAGCATGATGCCGTCGATGTCACTGACCGGCGGCAGCAGCGCCATGGTCGGCGACGCCACACGGTCGGCCTCTACCAGTTGCACGTCGAGCATCACCGCTGAGTCGATCATCGGATTGGCCGTCAGCACGGCAAACGCCTCGCCGTCGGTGCTTTTGGCCATCCGCATCGTGCGCAGCTTCTCGGCCAGGTTGACGGCCTCGGCCCATTCCGCAAACGCCGCCTCGACGCGGCGGTTGGTCTCGGCGTCGTCGCTGAGCAGTTGCAGACGCGGACCCGTGCCGATGCAGTCGTTGGCGATGGTCAGCACGATCCCCTTGGCGTAGGAGTTGTTCGCCACCTCGTAGCGGCTGCGCTGGCGGAGCTTGCGCCGGACGTCAGGCGAGGCGGCCTCGTCGGCCGACAGCGCGTCGGCCATCGCCCAGTGCCTGGCGTTTTCGGCGGTGGTCTGCGCCGCGTCATAGCGGGCACGGACCACGGCCGGGAGGGATCGCCCTTGAGAGGAAGCCTTCCTGTTCTTGCGGAACGGCCACATCAGACGGTCCCTCCCGGCGCAATCTTGGCCAGCTTGATGCCGAGTCCCTTCGACCGGCTGGCCTTCTTGGATTCGAGGTACTTGTCGGCGGCGATCTGGTCGGCCAGACCGTGCTGTTCGACGGACCCCGAATCCCCGCTGGCCTTCCGTGGCCCGGCGGCGTTCTCCTTGATTGAGTTGTCGAGTTCTTCGCTCATGGCGTTTCCGGTAATAGTGGCCCGTTACTGGTTACCTATGCCGTGGCGAAGGCGGCGCACCGCCCCTTGCCGGAAATCCCCCGACAGACGTGAAGAAGTTCCGTATCTAGAACCTGGAGGCCGGAATCAGTCGCTATGACGGCGCGGCGCTGGCCTCATACGTCGTGATGCGCCGTCCGCAGTAGCGGCATTCGCGGCGGCGGAGCAGCCGGCCGCCGAGCGCCCGGCGGGTGTAGAGAACCCGGAAGTGCGCGCAGCCGCACTTGGGGCATTCCAGGCCGCGCTTCTGCTTGAGCGATGGTGTGCCGGTGGTCTGTGCCATCTACTGTCTGCTCCTCTGAATCTCCGAAAGCCGCAGGCGCTGACGAGGTCCCGGTGTTCGGCCCTCCACGCCCGGCAGCGAAGCGCCCTGGATCGATGCCGCCACCGCGCAGCCGACCAGGCAGTCGAGCCAGTGGTTGTCCGGGCGCGTGGCGCGCAGCTTCCATTCGTCGACAGTCCGGTCGCGGGCGACGGTCTTGACGCGATACTCGGCCGTCAGGTGGTCCGCCAACAGGCGATGTGCCTTGCCATCGCGGCCGAACAGCGACAGGCAGCCGGGGTCGCCCATGGCCACAGCCAGGCGGGCGTGGACGAAGGTCTTCCAGTAGTTCGTGTCGATCAGGGCGTGCCGCACCTGGCGGCGACCGATCGTGTTCGGGATGCGCCAGTGCAGGCCGACACGGTCGCCACGCTTCCGCTTGTACTCGCTGAAGGGCACGCTCGACGCACCGACGTACTTGCCGTGACTGGGCAGCAGGATGCCCGCGAAGCTGCTCTGGCGGCAGAACTGATAGACGACGTCAGTAGACTGGCCCCAGTTGGCGTCCACCAGGCAACGGTCGATCCGCATCTCCGCGCCGTCCTCGCGTCGGTAGGCTCGCGAGAGCTTCTCGGCCGTCAGCTTCTCCAGCCCGCCGAAGATCTGGCCTTCGAGTCCAGCACCGGGCGTCGCGCGACCCAGCGTGGAATGGACATCCCGTAGAGTGAAGTATGCCCGCTTCTGCTCGGGCCACGCGCCGTAGTCCACGATGGTGCCGGTGAAGTTGTCCTCCCAGGCGCAGAGCATCCAGAACAGCACCTTCTGCTGCACGTCGATGAACATCGTCAGGTGGTTGCAGCCGATCGGAATCTCGCCTGGCCGGTAGCCGTTGAGCTTGGCGGCGATCTGCTCGGCGGTGAGCATTTCCTCGCCGATCTCCTCGACGATCGGCTCGTTCTGGTACTCGGCGAAGAAGGCGGCTTCATCGCGGTACCGCAGGTTCATCGCGTGCTGGATCGCGCTGGCCTCGTCCTCGTTGAATCGCTGCGGCCAGGCGATGACCGCGCCCTTGTCCATCGCGTCGCGGTTGGCGATGTAGAACCCGGTCGCTTCACTGCCGTCGCCGTCGTTGCGAAGCGAATCGGCCCGCAGTTCGGCGTACTTCGCCCAGAGCTTTTCGCTCGAGGGGAAGGCGTAGACCATCTTCGTCCGTTCGCCTTGCCACTCGGGGTGCTTATCGCGGTCGAGGATGTTGTCGGCCATGTCCGCCGGACGGATCACGGTGCAGGCCATCAGACCGGCGATCTTCTTGCCAGGCCCAGCCATGCCGAGGACGTCCCCGGCGAGGATCGCCTCTCGCCGTTGCGACTGCGATGGCGACCAGGCCGACTCGGTCGTCTGCGGGTCGTCGACCATCACCAGCTGCGGGCGCACGACCTGGCCGTCGGCACGTGCGTAGTTCTGCCCACGAATGTCGCTGCCCTTCATGCCGCTGGATGAGATGACCACGCCCGATGCTTTCGATCCAGCGATGGTCGGCAACACGATCCGATCCGACGCCCAGTCGATCCGCGTCGGCTCACCCTTGTACTTCTGGCCCTTCTGCCGGTTGGTGATCCGTTCGAGGCACTGGATCGGGTACGTCACCTCGGGGAAGTCCGCCTGCAGCAGCGGGTTGGTCTCCAGCCATATCTTGATGTTCTCCAGCAGGTCGCGAGCGCGTTCGGCGCTGGCGGCGATCAGGCAGACGAATGGCGTCGCGCCGATCAGCGCCGACCACAACACGGCCGTCTGACACAGCACCGTCTTGCCGCTGCCGCGCGGCATGGCCATCGCGAACAGGCCACCGGTGCGCACGGCCTTCTCAATCTTCTCGATCACCCGCAGGTGATCGTCGGACCATGGGAAGTAGAAGACCTCCGGGAAGTACGTCTCGCAGAACTCGCGGAACGACGCCTCGCACCGCGCCTTGCGCTCGGGATCGACG